AGCTACGCCCCTAAGGGGCTCGCGGTGAGCCTTTGAGAGGCTCTGCTGTGATAGCGTACCGACCATGTCAAGCAACAGCGTTAATCTTGGGCGTGTCTGCATTAATTAACCCCCTGTGGATAACTTCTGTGGATAACTGTTGCCCTATGTAATGTGTGTAAGCTGGTGGAATAGACTCTACTAATTCGCCCCAGATCATCCAATCAATGCCCATAGCCTCATGTGCTTCAGACATTGTCTTAGCTGTGTGTCCACCATTGGGAATCTCATCACGCATAGAACCATAAATACCTATTGGCTTACCCTGTTGCTTGTGATGGCAATCTGTGCCCTTCAGAGGCACATTAGACTCGAATAGCCTGTGTCTGCGTACCTTTAATCCAAACGCACTGCCACAGACCTGTACAGGGTTAATAAGAGGCGATTGCGGTACATTCTCAATTACATAAGGCTTACCTGAAGCAATCAATGCATCACGCACTTCTGGGATCATGTCTATCTTGGTGGTGGACTTGCCCTGTGCATTGCGTAAATGCTTAGTTGCTGAGTGTGTCTGACATGGAGGACTAGCTGCAATTACATCGAACTCTGACAGGAAGTCAGCATTAAGGTAATCACGCACATCGCCACGAATGTAAGTAAATGGGTAACGCTTGCCATGCTTAACATCTATGCCAGTAACCTCAAAACCAGCCCGTGCATAACCCTCACTAGCCCCGCCTGCTCCACAAAATAGATCTAATAGTTTCAATCTTTACCCCATCCTTTGCCCTTAAAATGTGCGGGTGTAGCTGTAATTACTTTAGTCATAGGCTCATTACAGTAAGTACATGGGATCATTGGTCTATCGTGCCATCCATGGGTGATCTCATTCGTGAGATTACATTTAAGACATCTATAGTCGTAGGATGGCAAGTTAGACACTTCCTTATCATGTATGACCCACATGCTTCACAGCGGTCAATGTCTGCCTCTGTGGGTTCTTTGTCTAGGTGACCGTACTTTAATATGAGTAGTGGCAAGAGATCCTCTAGACGGATGATGGCGGCATATTCACGCGCATCTTCACCCTGTCCGTTGAGTCTAATAACTCCGAAGCCTAATTCCCCCGAAATGGCTGTTCGAGCTTTTAATTGTTTAATGTATGCAAGCGGTTGAAATCCAGCGCGGGCTTTGACTTCAACATCAAACGGTACATTGACAATATCCTTGCCACTACCCCTTCCCACACATGCGCCTTGCCATACAGTCGATAGGTACTGTGCGACTACGCGCTCTGTGCGGAAACCTCTGTGTTTCCTATGCTGTGTCATAGGTGATGCTTGTTCTCACATCTGTTGCAAAAGAATAAGACAGCACCATCATGAATACGATCATATTCATTGACCTGTGTAAATGCATCACAATCTGAACAGTTCTCAACACCTGCATAACCGCTAAAGCTGTACACATGCCGATCAACTGGCGATCTATAAATCTCTGGAAACTCAGCCATTGACGGTACTACATTTCAAGCATTGCCAAGATACCGTGCCATTGACTGCATCCTGAGACAGATCCACCAGATTCTTTATCTGAACTGGCTCATTACATAACTGACATGGTACGAAGGCTGACATTAAATCAACCCATTCACCATTTATTCTAATTCCGATGTTACCCATTAAACTCTCGCCTTCTGTGGTTGGAACTTTCCATCTGATCCCAGTGTGTACCACTTGGTAGGGCATCTATGTGCCGATGAGATCGCTGTGTTACAGAAGTAGCCACCCCATGCCTTGCCATTCTTTTCACCTTCGCGCCACTGCATATGTCCATGCTCGCAGCTTGGTGCTTCTACTGCCTCACCTGTTCCCATGATTGCAGCTACATTTTCCATAGCCTTCTCAAGTGTCACAGGTGCATCTACTACGCCCCGATACTCTCCAACAGGTGTAGTCCAGTAGTCCTGATCGTCTGCTTTAACATCTTGGACTGGTGGCTTTACTACTTTTGTAGCAACGACCTTAGTCATCTCTTCTCGGCTTGGTCTCTTTCCTTTAGGCGCATAACCTGCATTTGCAAGTGCTCTGCCGATTGCCGAAGTCTCGCAATTCTCCAATGCTGAAGTCTGATTAACACCGCGACTAGACACTGTCTCCTCAGCGTATCCCGTTGCCCACGCAACGCCATCGCTAGCATCCTTAAATAGATACGCCTTAACAATGTATCGAGTTGCCTCGACCACTTCAAGCTCTGTTGCAATGCGGAATGATGGATAGTCCTTAATAAACTTTTCAAGTCTTACCTCCACTGGCTCATAATCGGCTAGATTAAACATAAAGATCGTTCTCCTCTGTCGCTAGTTGTCCAGCTAGTGCTCCGTATGAGCATAGATCGACCCAGTTGTCGATGTGTTGGGCTGACTGATTAGTCCTTGCAAGTTTAACCAAGACCATGATCCCTGCCACCTGATAGTCGTGTATTGGTGTTTGTAGGTATGCACTAAGGAGCATCGCTGTGTGCTGCAAGTTATCCGCAGGATGACCGTACGATAGCCCACGGTCACGGATCGTGTCTGTGGCTGTGAGTAGGATTTCATTAGCTCGCATGATCTGCCAACGAACGGGCTAAGCTGCGACCTTTGTGCCAGCCTTCTCGCCTGCCATCTTTGTAGCCTTGCCAATACCAGATGAAATTAGTGACCAAAAATAAGCCAATAATCCCAATGATTGTAATTGAGTTCATGTTCTACCTATCTGCATCCAGTGCCCTCGACTGGCTTACTAGATTAGAGTCTCATGCCCACCCGACAAAATCGCGGACATTTGTATAACGAAACGATAACGATTATCTAGGTCTGCCGTAGGACTTTCCAGCCACGATAAATGTGCCGTCCTTTTCAATGTTAATAAGATCTACCTGCACCTTAGCCTTGTTCACATAGATAATGGCAAATGCCTGTTGCCAATTAGCCACGCCTTTAGTGTAAGCAGCTTGCTTAAAGTCCATTAAATTGCCTACCTCGACACCATGCAAAACGCGCCCTATACGGCCTCCAGAGGCCTCTGAGAAGGCCGAACGCCCTGCTCTGTGGGTATGACCTGAGATAACATTCTTACCATGCCTACGAGCCGCTTCTAGGGCTGATAAGCCCCCCTGTGGCTTGATGGGTGTGTGGTCTCCATGCACAGCAATCCAGTTAGGTGCAATAGGCATTGGATTCTTATGGAAGGTTATGCCTAGTTCATCAAACTTCATAAACTTCTCAAAGCGCAGCTCTGGCAGTGCACCGAATGCAGGCACTTTAGCCATAATAATGTTATACAGGCGATCTGTGTGATTGCTACGGATGCAATCTGTTACGCCTAACTCCCAGAGTAACTGCACAGCTTCATTGCGATCATCGTCTAGGGTCTGAGCATAAGAGCCCATCCGCCCTTCTTCCCACTTGCTTATCTGGGGAAGATCGATCTCATCGCCAATAGTGACAACTTGGTCTGGCTTAAACTTTGTAATGAAACTAGCAAGGTTACGAGTGGCTACCCGATCATGGTAAGGAACCTGAAGATCGGACACGACTACGATTCGCTTAATCGTCATCCTCATCTTCGTAATCGCCTAGCCTGTCTGGCTCAACTGGCTCTGGCAAGATCCAGCGCGGATACGACATAGGCTCAACGATAATTGCCAATGCTAAATCGACATCAAAGCCTGCCCTGCGTAATGCCCGATACATCTCCTGCAAGCTAATAGCCCAAGCATCGAGTGCGCTGTAAGTATCTAGATCTATTACTTTTTTTCTTGCCATGAGAAAATTATCTCTCTAGAAGTATGTTATAGATCTCATCGACACGCGAGTGGAGTCGCTTAATCTCTGTTAGTAAATGAGTAATGACAAAGCCCGACAAGCCACCGAGTGTTACTAGCGTGGCTATGTAGAGCTGAAAGAAATCTGTTTGTGTCACTTCTTATCTACCTCGTCAATGGCCGCTTCTAGCGCATCAACAATGATGTCACCTGCTGACTTACGGGCGCGATATGACTTAATAGCTGTGCGTAGTGCTGGCAGTAGTGCAACGCCTGCAATACCTGCGATGATGAGAAGTAGATTATCCATTAGATGCTCCTAACATAGATACTTGAAAAAAAGCCCCATCATTGTCAGCTTCTTTCTTAAAGCTAACATGCATGTGCTTAGAGTGTTTGTTAGCCCCTGTGTACTTGCGCCACTTCCAGTTAAGGATGCTGGAGCAGATTCGTCCATCGTAAATGATGTAACTAATACGCTTGTCTGCTTTTGACTTGGACAAGGTACGAAGCTGATCAGCAAGATCTCCCATGATGTCTGGCTTTCCGCCCTTGAATAAGTCTTTGTCCACATCAATGGCGCGTACCCAGCCCTGCTCATCAGGATTATGATCTGACTTGCGAGCAGCGTGTCGGGTATCACCGATCCAACCATCCGATGTGCGGTCACGATCTGGGAACGAGTCATCTATCTGCTCTCTTAATTGGATAGCAGCTCTAGAGAGTTTTACCTTCATCCAAGTAAAAGCTTCGCTTCATCTTCGGTAATGCCAAGCTTCTCCAGTAGTGCAGCCTTAGCCTCAGCCTTAGTTGCTGCTTCTGCCTCTGCTTCGTGCTGTGCTGCTTCTGCCTGTGCCTGTGCCACTTCATTGGCTGCGATCTCATCGGCCGTTAAAGGGCGTTCGATGACCTCGCCTGTCTCGCAGTTGATTTCGATTGCTGTTGTCATTGTTGCTCCTTATGAGTTCTTGATGCCGTATAGAAAGAATGATGAGCCTGATGCAAAGTTGCCACCGCTACCGCTTGCATCAATCAATAAAGAAGAGATTGCTGTTGTGTTATTCCAAAGTTGCGCCAAAACATACATTTCAGCAGCAGTCGCATTATTTTCCATCATCACAATAGAAGAAATTGGTTTAGTAGTTGATGCTGTGTAGTTTGCAAAATAAAATTCTATTGAACTAAAAGTAGAAGCAGTACTATCTGATGGATTAGCATAGGCTAATAAAGCACCAGAATTAGAATTTCTAAAAGAACCAGCACTTGAGCCAGTTCCAAACAAGGCTGTTCGCGAATACTCGCTAGCAGAAGAACTGTTTGGTCTGATAATAAAAGAAACAGTTCCTGCAACAGTACCCCTTGCACTTACCTTCAACACCAAATCAGTAAACGTATTAGGTATGCTAGAAAAGGTAACAGATGCAGCAGATGAGCTAAGCGTATTAGATGCGATTAGTGTGTAGGTACTAGGCATTTTTTATCCCATACAGAGTCGCGGTAGTGCCAATAGCAAAGTTGCCTGAAGATACAGACAATGCAAGTTCGGTAATTGCAGATGTAGAACGCCATAGACCAACATCTCTTGTGGCATAGCCTGAGCCATTTCTATCATCTGAACCAGTCGCAAGGACTGTCTTAAATGTAGAACCAGCATAAGAGAAAACATCAACAGTAATAAAGGTTGGCACAGTCGTAGAAACACCACCTGTAGGCGGCAGATCTATCTGTGAGCGGTTGGTGTTCCTACCAGATCCAGCAGCAGAACCATCACCAAAAAGACTAGTGTTAGAGTAGTTTGTCGCTGAGTCTGCATTAAAGCGCAAGCGCATTGACACAGTATTAATTGTACTTGTACCAGTCCAGACTAATCTCAAATCTGTCCAGCTTGCAGGAATACTTGAAAAGGTAATAGATGCTGCTGCACTGCCTAATGTCGTGGTAGCGATTGGCTCGTATGTTGCTGGCATTTACGCTCCCTTGATTCCGTATAGTGAGATAACAGTTGATGTAGCAAAATTATCACCAAGATTTATTATACTGAGAGATGTAACTGCAGCGGTGTTTAACCATAGGCCAGAAGTTAATCTTATTTCTCCTGAACCATTAGTATCCCAACCAGTTAATGCTCTTACAGTTTTATTCTTTGTGCTGCTGGCGTAATCGTGCACATCTATAATGGAAACACCACCAATAGATGTTGTGCCAACAGATTGCCCAATGTAGGAAACTCTGTTTGTAGATGTTAATGCAGCAGCAGAAGCAGTCGAGCCATCACCAAGTAACCAATGCGTAGCATAATTCGAGCCACTATCAGAATTGAATCTAATTCCGTTTTGATTGTTTGAACTGTCTTTTGAAAACATTCTTATGTGTAGTGAAGCGTAAGTGCTAGGGATGCTGGAGAAGGTAATTGTTCCAGATGACCCTGTGCCTGTGGCAGTAGCAATAGACTCAAAAGCCGCACCACCACCACTTGCACCAGACTCTAAAAGAGCAACAATTGAATTAAGCAATTCCACCCACCACATACCAAGTGTCTGTGCCAGTCTTAATGCAAGCGGCTGACTTATACTGTGCAAGGGTAGGAGCAGCTGCTACTGCTCCACCTGATAGGACTGTAGTAGTGCCAGATGTTACAGCTGAAATTGTGCAGACTCCCACGCCAATGTTAAGCACAGTTAGCACAGTACCAATAGGAAAAGCAACAGATGCGTTAGTAGGGATCCTGAAGGCAATCGCTGTTGCCTTGTTCATGATCTCTAGCACTTGGTACTGATCAGCAGAGACTGCTGTGTAGTCGGCTGTGTTAGCTGTGCCAATGGTGAAGGATGTGAGTCCGTTCATCTGGCTTGCTGCCAAGACCTGACCTGTGCTAAATGGGAAACCTGTTGCCATGATGCTCCTTAGTAACTGAAAACGCTAGTGTCTAGAATACCGTATAAAGACGAGTCAAGGATGAAACCATCGATGATCGGCTCTGCTGTGCCGTAGCGCACTTTCCACGAGTTAGGTGTGATTGAGTGGGCAACATTAAATACCTGCACTGTTTTAGATAGCGTGGTGCTATTAGGCTGGGTCGTAGTAATACTGACAGGAGTAAAGAAATCCATCGTCAAAGCTGCAACAGTGCCAGCCGTGTAGTCATCCTGCTGCAGATCTAGGGTCAGCTCATCCACGCGAGTTGAAGTCTCTTTACGAGATGCAATAAAAGCCTGTGCGTAATCTAGAGCCTCTGCATCTGTTTCCATGAGGAGACCAGATTGGTTATAGCTGTGAGTAAAGTACTTAGCAATAGAGGCAGCATCGCTTGCCGTCTGGACTGTGCCTCCTGTGCGGGTGACAGTTGCTAGGTTATAGATCTGGGTATCGTCAAAGACCCACTTGACATCGAAATAGCCAATGCCTGTGCCGTCATCATTAAAGACAATAGGTGTGCCAGCGATTGTACCGACTGTAACATTGCGATCTTGGAAAGCGCATCGACCCTGTGCATCCATGTAGATAGCACCATACTCAGTAGTAGCAACAGTCTGCAAAGCTCCTAGTGCTGTGCGCTGTGTGGCTGGATCTGCCTGTACAGTCGTAAGGCCTGTGTCTATATCGCGCAGGGCTAGAGGCCAGCCGATAGTGTCTAGGATCTTGCCAATGCGTGAGCCTGTGGTCTCACCTGCTGTTGCACCAACTACACCAAAGAATTGTGCATTCTGGAATAGTCTAAAGCCATCGACTGCTGTAACTGTCGTGTACACAATGTCACCATTGAACTTAGGTGTCGATGTGTTATACCCAGTGATATAGCCTGCAAAGATTGGATAAGTTACTCCTGAGTAAGTTGCAGTAATAGTCATCTTGCGCATAGGGCTTAGATAGGTGTAATAAGGCGATGCTGGATTCTGCGGGTTGAAGTCACCATTCTGATCTAAGATGCGGACTGAAGCTGTGCCAGTCTGAAAAACTTCTGCTGAGATCTGTCTGCCTCGATTAGTCTGCACTGAGTCAATAAGGCTAGAGACATCGACAACAAGGCTTGCAGGGCTATCTGAGAGGACATCTGCTCCGTCTAGAGTTGATGAGTCAAGGATGAACGGATAGCCGAATGAAGCTCCTGTGGAGAAATCAATGACTACATTAATGACTGGTCTGGTCACAGAGTGCCAGCCTGTACTAGTGAGTCACCTCTGCGATTGAGTTGAATTAAAGAATTCTGGATGAGGTTAGTTAGCTCGTCAGGGTTAGCTATTGTGTTAGCGTAAATGTTTACCGTTGCCGCCCGTGCCTCTGATTGGCGGAAAGACTGTAGTGCGCCTGAGTTATCGTAGTTAGGGCTAGTCTGTAATGCAGCAGTCTTAGCAGCTGTGTCCATGTCCAGAAGATCTGCAAAAGCATTAGCGCGAGCTGCTGCTGCATCTGCATATTCTAATATGGCTGCGATAGATCCTCCTGCGGTTGAGATAGGCGCGATGAAATCTCCTGCTGGAATGCCAGAGCCTAGCGATCCGCTTGTCGGTACTTTTGCCTTGCTTGCTGTATTAGCTTGAGCAAGCAAGTTGAGCATCTCACGGATCTTACGCAAAGCCTCATCTAGGTTGGCTTGGTTGATTAACTCGGCTGGCTTAAGACCTTCAAGGATTGATTTAATATCTTTTAGCTTTAAGTCTTGGTTAGTAAGAGCACCGAGTATCTTAAGGTCAGCGTTTAGCTTCTCGGTTGCTTTAACGATTGCTGCCTCATCCTTAGCAGCAATAGCATCCTCTAAGTTTGAGATAGATTGCTTTACATTTAGGCGAGCAGTGTCATTAGCAATCTGTAATCTTTGTGTGTCAGTCGTGGACTTGGCTAGTTGCTCAGCTTGATTCTTAAGAGCTGCTGCATTCTGGATCTTGTCCATGTCGAAAACTTCTTGCCCCTTGCCGAGAGCAAGGTTAGCCTTATCAGTCGCAAGTTTTAACTTGGCATCTTTTAATGCTTTTGCTTCTAGAGCAGTAAGTTTCTTTTTAGCCTCAAGTGTTTTAATTACATAAGCAGATTGAAGTTCTGCTAAGTGGGCTAATCCTTGAGCATCAATACCACTGCCAGCAGCTACCTTACCCATATCTCTTAAGATTTGTAGATAAGTACCAAGAATAGGAATCATTCCGACATTTAAGCCAGATACACCCGGCAACCCTTTTAACTTTTCTGTAAGTATCCCCACGCCACGAATTACATCTGCGATGTATATTGCTGTCTTTTCCATCGCACTTGCTAAGTTATCTACTGAATCCTGATCGCCTAATCCTTTAAGAGCATCGATTAAACCTGTGCCGATAATTTCAGAAGCATTAGCAGATGCAACTGCTAACTTATCGATTGAACCTTGAAAGGTATTAGCAGACTGTGTTGCTGCTCCTTTGAATGTTGTTTCAAGTTGAGCGATGATATCCTCAAACTTGCCAACCTTTAGATCAGCCTTCGAAATACCTACACCGAGTTTAGATAGTGCAGTGTTATTTCCTAAATATGCACGACTGAGGGCTGATGTAACTGAGCCCAAGTCCTTGCCAGTTGAGGCCGCGATATCTAACGAAAGATTAAGAAGTCTTTGAGCCTCGGCTGTGTTGCCAGTGGCCACTGCAAGAGTCTGATATGCAGGGCGTAACTTGTCATCAAGAATGCCCAACTCGCTTTGTAATCTCTGGATGTAATCCTCAGAAGATGCAGCATCTCGGCCTAGTCCGACATTTTTAAGAGCCAGTGCAAGTTGCTTCTGTGCTTTTTCATCGGCTGCTGCTGCCTTGACTGCAGCTTTACCAAAAGCCAAAATCGCCTGACCGCCAAAAGCCAGACCTAAAGCACCTGCGAGTTTCTTGGCTTGCTTGCCTAGTTTGTCGGTTGCTGTTTCGGCTTGCTTAAAACCTTTAGCATCAAACTTGGAGCCTATATTAATATCTGGCATTATGAGGCTCTCCTAAATGTTTCGCTTTGTGCTCGTTGCATGAATGCTCGCTCGGCTTTGTCAATCGCTTTAATAGCCGCTCCATTGGCTTTGCCTTGATCTGCCGCCCAAGCTCTGTAGATCAAACGACCACGACCTTTAGAACTATTTACTAAATCTGGAAGGTTCTCAATAAAGGTTGCACCTGCTCTAGGGTTCACCGAGCGGCTTACTTTTTTAGAAGTGCCACCTGCTTTAGGTCCTACCCATTCTTGACCTTGCTCATTTTTTCGTCCAGCAACCTCATAGATAGCACCCGCAAAAGATCTGTTAAAAATCTTGGCATTAGATGTAAAACCTGATCGAGTAGTTTTCCCTGGCTTTGTGCTAAAGCCGATACCAGATCTAATAGTGCCAAAATTGTAAGCGGGGAAACCACCTTCTACAGATGATCCCCAAGCCCATCCAGACATAGGAGAATTAGCAGGAGCAAAGCCACGGGCTTTTTTTGCGATTGGTGCAAGTGCTTTTTTTAATTCAGTATTAAGCTCTTTGTTTAGGTCTGGAGCGAACTGTCTAATGGCTTTGCGAGTTTGTTTAACGCCTTCGACTTTTACTTGCATCGCTCACCTCTTTCGCTTCATCCTTGAGCCCTTGCACTAATGCATCGAGCATGGTCTTATCTAGATCTAATAACTGCTGTGGCGCGATTCCCAATCTAATGCTTAGCCTAGCGATTAGATAGGTGAATGGAAGATCGCGCTTTAAGCTAAAGGGTCTGAATCAAGCACCTCGACACTTTTTAGTGTCTCAATGAAATCCATCCCGAAAGGCTTAACAGTTTCACCTGACCTGCGTGTTACTTCCCATGCTAACCAATAGACATCGCTCTGCTTTTCTTCATCGCGGAACGCCTTATGGAAGCCCTTTTTAGCGTATTGCTCAAATGAGTACTCCACTGCTGGAGTGATCTCGCCTTCTAATACGCTTCCATCTGTACGAACTATCTTTAGTTTTGCCATGAGCTTGCCCCTTTGTTAGTTGTTTAAAATGTGCCTGTAGTGGCTACTGCAACTGTTGAGTTAGCAGTAAATGTGATTGACTGTGTGCCGATGTCAGCAACAGCACCATTAATATCTGTGGTGTTGTTGATCAACAGAGAAACGGTGTACAAAGGGTTCGTTGCAGATACTGCTGTTCCCTTTGTCTGTAGGAATACAGCTGTGACTGTTGTTCCCCATGCGCCCTGTAGTGTTGCCAGTACATTACCTGCTGCTGTGTCGTTTAGGAAGTCGATTGTCACTGTTGATGACTCTAGACCCTTAACGAACTTGTGAGATGAGTCACCCATTGCGGTAACTTCTAGCTCATCAAATACGCGGTTGATTGTTACTGCTGTTACATGGTCTGAAAGATCGACTGAGTTAATCTTCACACCTACATTGTTATTTAGAAATACAGCCATGAGATTATTCCTCGTCCTTCTTAGTAGTTGCTGGCTTTGTTACTGCTGGTGCTACCTGCCCGATCTTGATCAGGAAGGCTTCGTTTTCTTTTTCCCACTCGGACATTTTAACTCCAACTCGTAAGGATTGATACGGACATCTCGCAGCTGAGTAGGTCACCCGATGCAGCGTTGAGAATACTTGGTGCGCTGATTGCGCTTACATTATAGACCAGAGATGATGCTGCAAGCTTAGCGAACACGCCACAGACAGTATCTTCAATGCCGTTTAGGTTTCCTTCATTGTCAAACAAAGGCACAGTCATAATAATCTTAAAGTTAGCCATAGGGCTAATGGTGATGTGTTGATTGTTGCTAGGTGTTAAATAAGGATCATCTGGAGAAACAATCACAGAGTTAGCAAGGACTGTTGCAGGTGGAAAGGCAAAGACTTGGTATTTAGTGTTATCTACTAGCGCGGTGGCTAAAGTAGTGCGGAGTGTAGTTATCGCTACTGGAGGCATTAGCCCACCATTGAGCGAGGGTCTAGCGCATGTGCAATCAATCCTCGCACCTTAGCGAGAAGCTGTGCGCTCATTCGGTAAGGGCTTGGCTGGAAATCGACTGCGTTACTGCCTGAAAGGGTGGCTGTGCGCGCTTGCCAGATTTCAACAGATATCATAAGAGCTGCGTTCTGGATACTTTCGTCAGTAGTCCAGTCTGTGTATGTTGTAGTCGATACAGTGCCATAAGGAAAAATTGGGTGATAAGCCTGAGCAACAGTGTGATTGGTTGCTACGCTGATTGAATATTCGCCTACTGCTGTTATTGTTTTAGTGCCGTTGTAAGAAGCACCTGAATTAGCAATTGTTACGCTTTGACCAACATAAAAAGTATCAAGAATATTATCGTTAAAATATAAAGTGCCTGTGCCTACTACATTGCCATGAGCAACTGAAAACCATTTTGGAGCCCATAACATTGGAATAAGGACAGCATCCGCGGCATCTGCCACAGATTGAAGGGTAGCGTCACTATATAAAGTGCCTACGCCTAAAGTGCTGCGGAGTTCTGCGACTGTTGTGAGTGCCATGTTTTCCTTTCTAAAGACTCTGAGGGGTAGAGGGCTACTACCCCTCAGAGCGTACTTAGTGGGCTAGCTTATGCTGCGTTGTTGAACTTGAACGCGCCTGCTGCTGCCTTTGTGGCGATTGCGCCATAGCCGTAGTATCCGACTTCAACCTGACCTGTACCAACCTTGTCAGCGCGTAGCTGTAGGCGTGGTGACTCGTACCATGTGTATGAGTCGCGGTTTACTACAATGATTGATCCGTCTGCTACACCTGTTAGTGAGTAATCGACATAAAGATCAAGACCTAGCAGAGATCCGCGTAGGCTCTGTGAAACTGATCCTGCTGCGTTTTGTGGCTGTGATGCGATGAATAGAGGGCGGTTTTGTCCGTCTACCATTCCCATGATGTTTGACCACTGTGTAGGTGAAACGATTACGCTCTGTGCAAAGCGAAGTGTGTTTGTGTAGATTGAGTCAGATGCGCGAGCAATGAAGCCAGCCATTTCAGCACCATCCCAAGGAAGTGTGATTGCTGTGCCGTCTGCTGATGCGCCTGTCTGGATCGCTGTGCGAACTGCAACGTTTGTTGCCTTTGCGTAAGCATCTGCCATGAGTGACTGTAGCTCTGCAAAGAATGCTGGAGATGTACGATCTAGAACTTCTACATCAAATAGCTGCATTCCTGCGTACTTCTTCACATCTACATCTAGGTACTCGATCTCGACCTGAGTATCTGAGAATGCTGCCTTCTCTGCTGTTTCTGCAACAGTTGGAACAGCCTTAACGCGTGGGATCTGGAACTTAAATCCTGCGTCTGGAAGTGTGCCTGCTGAAATCGCATCGATTGATGGACGTCCAGAAGTAGACTTGTTATTGATGATCTCTGTTAGCTGACGTGTTGGGACAAGACCTGCAACGTCTGTTGTGTCTGTGTCTGATGCAGCGCGTAGGTATTGACGAGCATTCTCATCACCGAATTGTGCGCGAACTGCGTTCTCCAAAAATACTTCTGGAGCTGTATTGATACGTGGTGTTGTGTAGTACATTGCTGTAACAGTTGGGCGAGCAGCCTCGACAGCCGCTGCCTCTACTGAAGGTGTTGCTTCGACTGCTGGAGTGGTTTCTTCCACGGCTGTCTCGCTTTCTGTAGTTGGGTTTTCTTCGACAACAGATTTTTCTTCTGCGCGAATCTCTGTGACAGCGGCTGATTTAAAAGCCGCTTCTGTTACAAGGCTGACCTCTTTTAAGGAAGCCGCTGTAACTACTGTATGTCCGTTACGTGATGGCTTTGACGCAATTACTTCTGCACCGATGCTAAGACCTGTAACTAAACCTTCTTGCGCCATGACAAGCGCATCGTTACCGCCTGTGCTGCGACTTAATTTAAAAGTAGCATACAAACCATCTTCGCGAACTTCTGAAGCTGTCATGCGACCAATTGGCTTTTTCATGTCATGTTGTGATAACAATTTAATCTTTGAAGGATCTGCAATCTCAATAGATCCAGCTTCAAAGACATAAGCACCAAGATTGGTATTGCCTACTTCGCCTGTTCCCATTGGCACAATTTTGCCTGAGATTTCTCTGCGATCTTCGCTGCACTCAATTGATGAAGCCTCGATGTATAAGGTTTCCATTTATTCTTCCATTCCGTTAGGAGATAGATCTTCCATTTCCATGGCTTGCTCTGTAGTGATTAGACCAAGTGCCAGCATCTTTTCAATGACTAACAAACGATCCATTGGGTTAGTGCGTAAGAATGTGTCATCAACTGCAAACTTCACATAGTGACCAGCAGTAGAGATGTCATCCATTGATAAACGAGATTCAATAGCAGAAATGTAAGGCTGGATCATCCAGATAAACTGTCTACGCTCGTCTTGCACATTAGCGTATGTCATTGTGGTGTTTTGATCAGCTGAAAGATAATAAGGTGGCACTCCGCACATACGTGCTATTTCTGTTGCTAAGTTTTGAATAGCTTCGTTGTACATCATTTCTTTAGGTGAAAAAGATGTTGGTTGATACTCAAGAGTAGATGTTAAATAAGCAGTTGCTCTATTTAGTCGTGCATTCTTCCATGCAGCAAGTAATCCACTAACTTCTTTAGGATCTAGGTCAGCTCCGTTGTTCCGAATGTAGCCCGATGGCATGGGAGTTTGTGCAGCAATAGCAGCAGCTCTGTGGATGTCTATTGCGCTTTGAATAGTACGAGCAGAAGTGTTAAGGATACCTTCATCCTTTTGAAATGTAATTAGTGATCCGATACCTGACATTGGAACTGGAACACCATCAACATAATACTGAGTAACAATTGTAGAAGGGAAATCTGTGTCAAATGTTACGCGAGTATTAGCAATCCACTCTGCTCGAGCCATTCTTCCATCTTCTTGATACGTTTCTTTAATCTGCCAGAAGGCTGTGCCATACATAAGAAGCGAATCGACAGTCCAAAGTATTGTGACAAAACGTGGTTGATTTAGTGATGGTTGTTCGACCCAACGTGGTGCAGCAATGTGTTCACCTGTAGACTTCTTGTAATACTCAAGTGGAATTGTTGCAATAGTGCCTGCGATTAAATCGCGGCATCGCTTGATTGCTGGCACAGTCATGGCATCTTGACGAGCCATTGAGGAGACTGTGTAGTAGTTATTGTAAGGCAAGAATTGATCGCCTAAAATCTGAGGGGCGTATTGCGCTTTAAGCGATGAACGCTCATTCTCATTAGATGTTGCTTCAGCTTTGCGAAATAGACCCATAGACATAAATGGTAGCACTTGTCAAGCAAATAGACAATGTGATAGGGCGTGTCTAAGTATAAATCTGTGGCTTAGGCTGAGGAATCATAAGCTTTGACACAGCCATGGCAATGCCGATAGGTGCTGAAATGTCGCCTGCTGACTTGCGCTTAATAATGCGCCATGCGCTGTCATTGACCTTAGCTGCGCAGTTATTCATCTGCTGGATGAACTCAGCCTGTCCATTGTGGACTACGCGATGGTTAACCAAGCCTTCTAGCAAGTCTCCACACGCCTTATAGAACTGCTGCCCTGAGACATCCTCACAGACAACACCTGAGTTAGTCAGTCGATCTGCGATGGTTTGGGTTGCGTATTTATCAAAGCAGACTAAGCGCGGCTTATAAATGTCACACCAAGCCTTTATACTTGCCGCCATCTTTAGCTCATCGATAGCGACCTGCGAGCTGTAAGTCTCTAGAATGCCGATGCCAATCCTGCCATCTGGCAATAACTGACCTGCGACAAGTGAGCCGTTACGCCTTGAAGGGCTAACATCAAAGCCAAAGACAGTATAAGCACCCACAGCCATCTCTAGAGTGCTATCGCTAGTCTCTTCCAAGATGCCATGCGGCCAAGGGCTGCTTAGAGAGTCGATCCATTGACAGAGTGTCTCCGTACGCGTATTTTCAATCGGTGAAGTCGCAATCGCTTCTTCAATCGCATCTTCGGTGATCGTGTACCCCATTGATGGGTTAGCCATAGCCCATGCATTGCGGTCGTCTATTTTGCAGTATTGCGGAGCTGAGTATTCATAGAATCCAAAAGACTTGGGCGGGTAGTCAATGGCTCGCTCTCGTAGGTCGTTGAGTACAGTGCTGAAAGCGTCTCCTGCATTAGAGGTAAGAAGCGTCTGAGAGTTTGGGTGAGCTCTAGTTGTAGGAGTTGCAGCTCTAAATCCATCTTCTGAGATCTCTCGAACTTCATCGATGTAGAGGAGTCCATTGACTGATCTACCGCGAGAGCCGTCTCTAGTTGCTGCCACAACATCAAGCCTTGCTCCAGATAGCATTTCAATTGACTCTGTGCCGTTGGCGTGTCTGATCTGTTTAACAAATCCTTTGAGGTGGTCATTGGTCTCCAATAGGCTAGTTACTTGTCTGAAGGTGTCGAGTGCCATCGAGCGGTTCGATGACATGATCAAAACATTTGTATTCCACTTAATCAAGTGAGCCAGTATCAGCATACGCGCTAGGTGGGTTTTACCATTCTGCCGAGCCACCAAAATCAGGTTTGTCTTGCGAATCCACATGCCCTTTTTATCCACAGTGAGCATGTCCTTCAACACAAACTCCTGCCATGGAAGCAGTGGCATCTTGACGATCTCACAGAGGTCTTTTACATCCTGAAGCTTGGTTTCACCCTTTAGGAGTGGACTGTGAAGCCGTGGCTTAGTTGCCCCTCGTAGGGCTTTGGACTTCTTGGGTTTATCTGTCATTGACTCGGACTAGGTCGGTGCTTAAACGGACTATCCAGCATCGTCTCGGACTGCATCGGGGAGGTATTGCTTGAAAAGACAGGGGGGGTAGCCGCTCGTGCTAAAAAAACCCCATCATTGAGCGCACCCTTGCGTAGGTTGCATGACTTACATAACACTCTGAGGTTATCAAGGTCATGACCACCACCAACCTTGCGTGGGATCACATGATCAATGTGCATCTCACCCTCATCTGTACCACAGATCTGACACACACGACCATCACGCTTGAACACACGCTCACGCTGTTCGCGGTAGCGTCTGCTGTTCAGCTTATCTAATGCCATCCCTTAGCCTTCCAATGATCTAATGCTTTACAAGTATCAGCATCATAGCGATGAGTAATGTAACTCAATCCCCATTGTATCTGTTCATACCCATTAAGTGTTGATAGATAGATGCTTCTACCTTGAGGTATTCCATAGTGTGATCCATTACGCGCATTAGGATTCCATGCGCTTTCTTTTCCATAGAGTATTGCTAAGCATTTGTATTGCTCTAAATCATAATCTAATGAGATTAATGCATACTGCTTAAAGCTTATGTATTGCATTGGTTTAGAGCCACCTGCTTCAGGCATGAAGCATAGAGCTATCCCAATAGCTACTAGCACCCCGCGAGCTACGCGCTTAATGCGCTCGCGGTGAGCCTTTGAGAGGCTCTGCTCTGATAGCGTACTGACCATGTCAAGCACCTCGCTTAATCTTGGGCGTGTCGCCCTAATTATGTACCCTGTGGATAACTTCTGTGGATAACTCTAAGGCTAACTTAGCCTGTTGAGGTACTACTCCATTACCCAACATCTTTAATTGTTGAGCCCTTGATAAGCCTGTGTCAGTAACCCAACCAACAGGCAGACCCATCATGTATTCGACGAAGACAGCGTTTAACTTTCCTTCTTGATCCAATGCATCTGGCGGCTCTTGCATGTGCATTTCACATCGTGGAGTAAATCTGCGCCCCAATTCCTGCACTTGCCTGTCGTGTGACTTATGTTGGTCGTTGGTGTTGCTAGCATCCTGATCGCTACACCCGTAGATTGCCCTATCTGACCCGTAGATGACCTCTCCTGCCTCGCCTGAAACACCTCTAATGGTTCGTCGTGATTCCTCACATGCATCACTGTTGGGGTAGGCAATAATGAAGAGCCTTGCTCTTTGATGTGGCGCACCTGCATCGGAAGCTCGTACAACTTGCCATCTTGCGTTATACCCGATTGAGGTAAGCCCTGCAAGAACTTCTTTGAGTCCGAGGCTGAGATGCCCTCTGACATTTTCCAAGATAACCCATCGTGGTCTAAGGATGCTAATAGCTTCCAAGATGAATGGGAAGATGTGTCTTTCATCGTCTGTGCCCTTTCTATAACCTGCATGGCTGAAAGGCTGGCATGGATAGCCAGCAGTAAGTATGTCAATAGGCTCTAATGAAGCCCAATCAATCTGTTTAATGTTTCCATAGTTAGGAATGCCAAATCTTTTTTCAATGACCTGTGATGCGTATTTATCGAACTCTGCACACCACACAGTCTTGGCGTTAAAGTGTTCCTCGACTGCTAGGTCAAGCCCACCATAGCCAGTGCATAACGATCCAATCTTCAATCCTTGCCCCATCCTGTTCCCTTGAAGTGTATTGGATTAGCTGCAATTACCTTAGTCATAGGCTCATTACAGTATGTGCAAGGTATTACTGGTCTATCGTGCCATCCGTGATAGATCTCTTGACTAAGATTGCATCGTGAGCATTTGTAGTCATAGGCTGGCATGTTAAGCACCTCTGTATCATGTAAGACCCACAGCCTGTACAGCGGTCAATGTCTGCCTCTGTGGGTTCGCTAATAAGATGACCGTATTTAAGTTGGAGTAATGGCAAGAGATCCTCAAGTCGGATGATGGCGGCATACTCTCGCGCATCTTCACCTTGTCCGTTGAGTCTAATAACTCCGAAGCCTAATTCCCCCGAAATGGCTGTTCGAGCTTTCAATTGCTTAATGTACGCAAGCGGTTGAAATCCAGCGCGGGCTTTGACTTCAACATCGAACGGTACATTGACAATATCCTTGCCACTACCCCTTCCCACACATGCGCCTTGCCATACAGTCGATAGGTACTGTGCGACTACGCGCTCTGTGCGGAAACCTCTGTGTTTCCTATGCTGTGTCATAG